ATAATGACCCTGTAAACTCAATCATTCTGTGTGATAAAGTTGCTCCAGTTGATCCATCTGAAACAGATAAATTAACTGTGCCACCACTTGTTACTGCTTGTGTTGTGTATCCACCAGATATTTGTTCTATAATTTGTAAATTTGTATTAGTTTTAGTACCCCATGTACCAGCGTTTTCACCAGTTGCTTGAAGTTCAACACCTAAAGGTGTAAAAGTTGATGCCATATTTTTCTCCTATGCTACGTCACTATAACTGGTATTTGAACCAGTTGCAACATTTGTATATGATGAATTTGATCCCGTGTCAATATCTGCGTAAGCTTGAATTCCAAAGCCTGTAGCAGTGCCAAAAGCGGCTACAGACGTAGTTACAGCTACTCCTGTTAATCCCATAACATCTGCTGCTGAAAGACTTCCAACTGCTGAAGTAGCAGAAACACCAGTTAATCCCATAACATCTGCTGGTGATAATGTTCCAACAGCTGAAGTGGTAGATACACCAGAAAGAGCGACTAATGGACTTGAGTTAATACTAATGCTACCAACACTTGAAGTTGAAGAAACACCAGTTAATCCCATAACATCTGCTGGAGTCAATGTTCCTACAGCTGAAGTTGAAGAAACACCAGTTAATCCCATTACATCCGCTGGAGATAATGAACCAACTGAAGATGTTGCAGAAACACCAGTTACAGTTCCACTAAAGTCTACTTGTATACTTGTAGAGCCAACTCCTGATGTTGAAGAAACACCAGTTAATCCCATTACGTCTGCAACCGCTAATGCGAATATACCCCAACCTTGACCTTGTCCAAAAGAAGCATCATTCCAAGCATTTGCAGAAATGCTAGCTACAATTTGAGTTGAAGGTGCTTCTACTTCTACTACTAAACCTGATTGACCATAATTCTCTACTCCCCAACCATCTTGTCCCCAACCAGTATTTATTTCTGCTGTGACTGAAACAGATCCTATGGATAAAGTATTTCCACCAGGTGAAGTTAATTCAACTAATTGATCACCTAGATCATTCCAACTTGTTCCAGGTTCATTATAAGATTTTGCACCCCATCCAGTTACAATAGGGTCTTGTGTTCCCCAACGTCCCTGGTTCCAGGTTGTTCCTGATTGATTCCAAGTATTTGGCATAAGGACTTACCTCCTTATGCTAATCTTATGATAGCGTTTGTAGCGTCTGCTGTAGGGAATTGAATTGTGAATGTGCCGCTAGTTACTGTTTTGTCAGCACCAAAAGCGATTACTGCACACGCAGGATCGCCAGTTGCTGTGTCATTGTAAATCAACGCACCATTAGCAGTAAATGTAGCTGATGAGAAACTTACATCAGAAAAATCACAAACCGCAGTAGTGCCAGAAGTAGTGGGAGTAACGCTAGTTAACGTTGCACCACCAGATGTATAAGCAGTTCCTGATGTGTTTGTAATTTCGTTTGAGCTTGAAAAAGCTGTAGTAGACGCACCTAATGTTGCATCACTAGTGTATAAAGCTATTTTAAAAGTATTGCCTGTTGTTGCAGTGAAATTATGAACTCCTTTTAAAAGTTCTACTTTGAAACTTGTGCATACTGCCGATGTTATTGCCATATTTATCTCCTATTATGGGTTCGCTGAGTCTATTGGTATTCGGACAGCTCCATCAGTATAATCGTCCCTTCTTCTTCTACCAACTTGCTCATTTGCAAACTTAGCTACCTCTTGTTTATACTTTTGCTCGTACAATGTCAACATATCTGCTGGACCTTTTAAGAAGCCGTAAGCCTCTGCTAAACAGCAATATAATAGCCCATTTGGGAAGTTTAAACTAATATAATTAGTATCATTATCTTCCAATAATACAGGCATTGCATTGTAATGAACTCTAAATTTGTAAGTGGTGTCTGGAACAGGTGAAAACATCATTCTTCCTGATGTCGTATCTGATTCTCCTGTAGCCCCTCCAAACATAGCGTAATATTTAGGTTGGCCTCTTTTAGCTGATTCTGTTGATGGAACATATTCTTGTAAATATGTAATGTCTTTTTTCTCTAACCAAACGTTAGCACCAGTTGTAGCACTTGTAGAGTCATATACTTGTATGCCTCTTATAAATAAAGCTCCTGCTGGAGCGTTGATAGTTTCTTGACCAGCAACTAGATTACCTGTTTGCTGTTTTCTATCTGCATCAATAGGAACATCACGCATAATTCTGTATTGTGCATTTAAAATAATATTTTCTAATACAGCATCCGTTAATACATTAGAGTCAACTTCTGTATAACTTTTTATTTGTGTTTTTAATCCTGATGCACTTAATCCTGCCATTATGCTGATAGTGTGACTGGGCCAACTGAGCAGCCCTCACCTCCTCCTTTTATATTTCCTACAGTAGCAGTGTTAGTATCAACTGTAAAATGAAAAAAATTAGCGGTTGAAAAATCACTAGTGTTTCTAGCATCGTCTACATAAAGACCAGTTGTTATTGTATAACCAGCTGCTTTTGCAATATTAGCTCCTGATATACCATCAAAACTTGGTGGGTCTGAAAATTGAAAAGTTCCACCTGATGCAGTGACAGCTAAAGGTGGTCCTCTAAATCTTTTTGTATCACCGTTAGTTATTCCATGACCTGGTGCTGTAACATTTATAATTCTAGAACCAGCTTCATAAGTTTGAAAAGCATCAGTTGGTAATAAATATGGAACTTCTGGCTCTGATCTTGGTGGTCTAACGTGACGTAAAGATATTGCATCACCGTTCATTGGTTTTGGTTCTAGTTGTGGTTGCTTTGGTTCAAACTCAGACACATGAACAAACGAACCATTCCATTCTCTCACCATTTCGTTGTATGGAAACTCTAATCCTGATCTATCAGATATTGCTTTTGCGTATTTACCTGTTGCGTATTTAGCCATTATGTATTCGGATAGTAGGCTTTAGGTGTAATAAATGTGCTAGAAGCTGATCCGTCCTCCGCTAGTGCTCGAGCTAATTCATCTTCATAATACAATTTCATAGCTTGAATTAATTCTGGTTTATATTTTTGTGCTAAATAAAAAGCTAGTCCTGATACCATACAAGGTACAAATCTAAATGGTACATCAGTTGCATTTGTATAATCACCTATGTCTTGTATTCTTTTTATAAAATAAAAATGCATATCTTTGGATGCATTTGTAGAGTCTGGTGTTGGATAAATATGTATTCTAACTTTATCTATAAATCTCTCTACCCAATATTGATTAGGTGTTCCTTTTGATAATTTATTAGAAAATCCAGCATAAGTAGACCTATCTACTTTTGTCATTGGTGAATCTGCTTGTGTTGTTTGAGTTCTGTTTGATCTTAACTGTGCCTCTAAAACATCAGACATACCAGTTATACCATTTACTGGAGTAGTGGTTGCACTAGTTCCATCTGCACTTGATCTAAAAAAATCATAATCAGACTGTCCTTCGATCAAGTCCATGTTAGTTTCATCTATTTCCCAATAGTGAATACCTCTATTTCCCCACTCTTGAAATAAAATATTAAGAGATCTTCTGGCGTTTTTTAATTGGTAACCAGCTACATTTTGTAATCCAATACGCTCAAAAGCCTCTTCTACTATCTCATCAATAGCAAAAGTTTTGTCGAACGTAGCTGTTCCCGAAGTAGTATTAGCCATTTAAACTCCTACGCGTCCAGGTATACTGTCAAACCTGTAATATCGCCTTGGTCCATTGGAAGATAAGCACCCGCACTAAATAAAACTCCATCATCAGGAATGTAAGGATCTAAGTCTCCTGCGTCTGCAGGTATAGTCATTACAGTAGCTCCTGTGCTTGAAGTAGTTTTAAATAAAAAGTTGTCTGCAGATGATATTACTCCATGCATTCCTTTTATTCTAGTTCTGCCTGCAAATAAAACAGCATGCATACCAACCGAAGTTACTCCAGCAGCGACATCTTCTGTGGCTGCTCCATTTCCAGTTATACTTGTTACTGTGTTATAAAATTTAGTAGAGGTCACTGTAGCTCCACCAGCTGGTCCTGTAATATCTTCAGTTATACTATTACCATCGTGATCAGTTCCAACCACTGTGTAAGTTACGTCTGAGTTATCATCACCTGAACCAGATGTTAAAGTAATTTTTTGAACAGTGCACGAACCATCATCAGCTTGTGCAAAAGTTGCAGCTGCACCTGTTAAAGTTAACGCTGCTCCATCTGATGCATCTTGTTCTGCTGCTAAAGTAGTTGTACTTGTTGCAGTTCCTCCAGTTGCAAATCTTGCTTTTACGTCTGTTGCCATTTTTGTTTCTCCTTAAATTAATTGTGGACCCGAAGGCCCACAATATAATTATTTATTAGAGTTCAGTATTAGCTGTTCTCTCTTTTCCTGCTGAAAGGTAATCTAAAGTCATTACTTTCGCAACAGCTTCACCGTTTTGAATTGCAAATGAAACAGCCAACTCTTCGTCGTCTGGAGCATTTGTATTCGCACCAGTTCCAACTTCTACGTTATCTTTGTAGACGTGGAACTTTCTGTCTTTTGGATCATAGTAAAATGCCAAAGTCATGAAAGTGTCATCTGCTGCAGTTCCGCAAGAAACAGTTGTTTCTGTGCTGTTTTTTTCTATGACTAATTCCATAGAAGTAGAACCATCAGCTTTTCTGAAAAATATACCGTCAGTTGCACCATCAATGATAGTTGTATCAGTGATAACTAAACCAACAGCAAAGTCAGATTGTGTTGCGTCGCTAACTTTAAATCTAGTTTTAAAGTATAGACCTTTCGCAGCTTCGTATTTGAAAGATTCAATTACGCCGCCCGAACCGCCAGCCCATTGAAAC